TTCCCCATTATTGTCTGAGCCTTGGATAGTCTAGGAACATTGTCATAGAGCCTTAATATCTCAGCCTCGGGAAGTATTGTAAATATCTTGCTATTCTTAAATGTATAAGACACCTCCTGATAGTCATTGTATCCGTTATCTTCTTTTGTTAGCTTCTCTATTATCTTTATAACAGGACTGTTAGCATCCTTAAATAATAAATCAATACCCTTTACTAAAGGACCTCCTGCATTAAATGTAATAACCGCTGTATTATATACATTGGTCATACCCTCGTTAAGGTAGCTCTCTTGAGTGAAGTCAAAATTATTAGGTATAAACGCAGGACTTGTAAACTGAGATGTAGCTGAGTACTCGTTATCTTCGTATCTGTATCTGTAACCAAAACATATAAACCTCTCCTCTAAAAAATTCTCTTCACCTCCGGTAGTAGATAACAACAGTGATGGAGCAGCAACAGGCGGCTTCTTAATAACTAGTATATCCTCATCAGTAAATCCATCAACCAATCCTATAGGGTCAACATAATTCTTTTTTACATTTATTCTTCTTGGCTGATTTATATTGTCCGTGAAAAATAAAAAGTCCTCTACCTTATTTACTCCTGTTATTAAAAACTTTGGGTCAAAGTTTAATGTGGTATCAGTTCCTGAGCCATCGTTTATACTTATAACGTGGTAGGTTGTTATCTCTGTTCTAGTATTAAAAGAAATAATCAAATCTAATTTATCAGTCGGACTAGCATTAAAGTTGTCATCGTGAATAAACCAATATATAGTTTCGTTAACTCCATCCTCAAAAGCACCTATACATCTTGCTGTTTCTGAAAGCGGTTCATTAGCATAAACTATATTAGTAATCTGCTTATTTCCCTTTGTGTTTTCAATTACTCCTATCTCAGCAGCTTCCGTAGAACCCATTCTAACATTAAGTGCATCAATATACTGACCGTTGGGGATGAGTCTTTCGTCCACCACCTTATTCATTTTTCCTGAAGTAAAATTTCTTTTGAGATTTGCCATTTTATTTTATCCATTTATCTCTTCCTCTTAGATTCTGTAGTAATCTGCCGGGATGAATGTTACTGATTCTGATTTTAGCGTTTCTAAGTAAAGATGATTTTCTTTTCTTAGCTCTTGCAATCATATACTCCTGAACTCCAAGCTTAGAGTTTAGGATAGAATACTCAATGTAGGCATACACGTACTCCTCAAATAACTTGTTTACAGTAATCAGGCTGTCATCACCATTCTCCATTCCATCTGACACATACTCAAGTACGCAAAGTTCATTAGCCATTCCTGAGCTAAAGTTTATTACACCGCCCTTAGGGTCTATCTTAAATGTAGGATTAGCGTTTGCAGTCTCTGTATTCAATCCGTATCTTGCTCCTATACCATAATCAAAATACCAATTACCATCGCAGCAGTATCCTTCCTTACCATCGTAAGGAGAGTTCTCGTTTAGGTATATACTTCTCTTGCTATTTGTTATCCTATCGTAGTCCACGGTTGAATGCTGCGGGCTTAATGCATAACCATCCATATCGAAAAGTATTTTACAGTTGTTATCCTGTAGGTATGCAGAAGACCAATTAGTTTGAATGTTCTCCGTAAGAGGCATAAGTAAACCATCCTTATATAAGGATACCCTCACCCAATTTACATAATCAGATGGAAGAACAAACCTTAATGTATCACACACGCTTAGCTCTAAAATTTTTATTTCCTTAAACGCATCGTAGTTCAGCTCCTGTATAGCTCTCTTAGCGTGAAACAAAATCTTATATCTAGGCTCATTGTTTATAGCACTATGGTTTCCGTAGTACATTAACATAAAGTTGTTTACTATATCTTCAAGAGATACGTACTGATAAGAACCCCAATTTTGGTTTTCAGGATTTAATCCTCCGTTTTCGTAGTATTGATATTGAGTTATATAAGCCATAATTATTTATTATTTTTCTCCTGCTGCGTTTTCTTGTTCCTCAGCTTGACCAAATTGTACTGCAGCTATTTCTCTTATAGACATACCTGCGTACTGTAGTATCTTATTTACTAAGTTAGGTTCGTCATCGCTAGGTAATTCAAAGTCTTGGTAATCTACTGCTGTATCATCGAATGCAGGCTCTCCGTTAGTTAATGATACGTAAGTCCATTTAGGTGCATAAGGAAACCTGATGTACTGACAAACTACCTGACCTACTTTATTAATCTTAGTCCTTGGAAATGCATTTAAAAAATCTCCTTGCTCTGTATATGCAGGATACTGAAGGGTAGGTGCTGTTAGTATTGAGTTCTCTAGCATAGTTATCTTGCTGTGACTAACCTTCTCCGCTTCTTTAAGCTGATTTCTTTTAGCTGAGTACACAACGTATTCTTTTGAAGACGCATCAAAAACAGGGTCAGCAACAAAAAGCTGATTGGTTGTAGGGTTAGATATAATAGTAGTTGTATAAGTTACACCGTTTGTAACTGTAGATACTACATCTCCTGCCTCTACACCTGCCGCAACAAAATCTACAGATGAATCTATAACCACCGAATTGGTAGATAAGAAACCTGTAGTAACACCTCTTATAAGCATATTACCATAGACCAATACCTTATTGATTAAGTAGTAGTCATCACTCGTAGTTGTTTGAGATGGTAGGTAGTATTGATTTGCATAATCTCCTAACGCTGCTGCGTTATACTGAAGCAAAGATTTTGTTTCAGAAAATGTATCTATCACTTCCTCCAACCCCTTAGTAATGTCAGCGTACTGTGTGCCTGACAATCTTTTATTTTCTTTATTAATCTGATAGTTGTACTGATAAAAATAATCCTCAAATAAATCTAATTGAGCCTGCTTCGCAAACAAGTTAAAATCAGATGGTGATATGTAACCATAATTATTTTTATTCAAAACAGACATCACTGTTTGTCTAACCGAATTTATCATCTGTCTTCTTTTATTACAAAGATAAGCAAAAAAAAAGACCCCTTCATTTTTGAAGAGGTCTCTTAATTTTAGTTAGCTTAGAGTCTTATATTAAAGATTCTAAATGCTTTAGGACCTCAATACCATCATCACTCTTTAAGTATGACACCACCAAGTCTGTTGCATCCTTACCAAAAGGTACGTTAAGCATCTTAGTTTTATTGTTAGCTGTATTAAACCAAACCTCTTTACCGCTTTTTCTATAAGCTAATAATCCTTCAGCAAAGAATCTTTCAACCGTACCCATAATCTTTAACTCAGGGTCGTTAACTACATCTAAGAAGTCCTGCGGATTTGTTTTAGCAAAAATCAATACATCTCTTTTAAGCTCAGATGTCGACATAGTAGATACATTAGCTCCGAATAGAACTCTGCAAATATTTTCTAGCTGCTCTATAGATAGCTTCTTAGCCTCTACCAATGCATCAGCCTCAATCATTAATCCCTCAATCTCTTCTGCTGCATCCTTAGCTTTATCAACCTCTAAAAAAGTTCTTCCGTTTAAAGGGTGATAGTGTAAAAATTCTTGTAGTACCTGATTGGTTCTTGATACGTGAAGAAATCCATCTTCAAATACAACAGGCTCTAATATAACATTTCCATCCTGCTCATCAACAAATGGTGATTTTTGGTTTCGTGCATACCTAAGCTCTCTGTTGGTTCCTTCATTATCATCAAACCAAAGCAAGGGGAACCTTGCTGAATGTTTTGTTGGCAGCATATAAGATAAAGGTGCTACCGCTTTTTTAAGTTTATAGTTTTTGTCAGTAAACTTAACTGTCTTTTTTGTTTTAGCTTTCGCTTTTGTTTGTTCCATTATATTAAAAATTAAATTAAAATTATAAAAAAAAGGAGAGTGTCTTCAAAGACACTCCCCTATTAGTTTACTTCTTATGCATCTTGGAATAAGAAGAAGTTGTTAGCTCCTAGAGTACAAACAGCTCTTTCAGATAAGAAGTGAACTTCCATAGCATCTAAGCTTGAAGTTTCAGCTCCACCTGCAGAACCTGTAATCCAAGACTTGTATCGTCTGTCTTCAGTTTCCGAAGCTCTGTATCGTACGTGTAAGAATGGTCGCTTAGCGTTCTTACCTAAGATTTGGTCATACACAGAAGTTGAACCTGCAGGAACTAATAGTCCGTTGATTTCTCCTGAACCTAAACCACCTCTCATTGATGGGTCATTTAAGTATTTCCAATCTGATTTGTAGAAGTCATAACCTCTTCTAAATCCTGTGAATCCTAAGTTAAGTGCCATCTCTTTCTCATTGTCAAATAGACCGTAAGAAACACCACCTGCTGCATTACTAGATTGTAGTGAAAGCATATCGTCAATATCGAAACCGAAGTCACGGTTAACAAATACTACGTTCTCCTCAATAGCACCTTGCTTATCAAGTCTTGAGATAATAGAATCCCACTCAGCTAAAGTAGTTGGATTACCACCACCCCATACATTTCCTCTGTTCTCAACAACGTAGAAGATACCTTCTGAACCTTTGTCACCAACTGAAGTTGCAGTAGTTTGAGTAGCAACACCACCTGCAGCTGCTGCAGGAACTGCTTCAATCATTGCAGTCTCAAGATAATCGTCAAAACGTAATCTTGTTTCGTGCTCAGACTTCAAGTACCATAGGTATCCTGATGCTCCATTCTCAGTTGTTACTTCAATCCATCCGATTTGTGCCATATCAGAACCTGATACTTCGTACTTATCTTTGATGATGATTGGAGAGTTCTCGAAGATGAAATCATCAGCCTCTAAAGAATTTTCCATTCCTGCAGTTCCTTTCTTGAACTCAGAACCGTAGATAAATACAGTAAATTCTTTACCTGCACCTGCAACCGGAATACCTGCAGCAGGATAAAAAGCAACTGTAAATTTACTTGTAGCATAATCTACTGCTATAACAATTCCTTTTACTGCTCCACCTCCTGCATTGTCAGAAACGTGAACTGTTTGACCAATTCTAATAGCGATACCACTGTTAGCACCAAAAGCACTAGCTGTAGAAGCACCTGCGTTAGGGTCATCAGTAACTGTAAATTCCGCTTCATCAGCATTGATTAATGCTGCGGTTGTACATTTTTTATATTTTGTGTGTAATCTTCCTTGTTCTGCCCATTTAATAAGGTCAGAGTTAGAAGGCATTTCAGCTCCTACCATTCTTAAGAATGATGAGATTGTTCTGTTACCATATCTTTCAAACTCTTTTTCATAAGTATCAGGAAGATACTGATTCATAAAGTCAAAGTTGGTAATGTAGTTTGTTTTCAACGGTACTCTCTGAGCACTTGGTTGTAAATCAAAGCCGGGTGTGTTATTAACTTGTCCTGCCATTTTTTTAAGTTTTTAGTTTTTAATAATTTATTTTCTTTTTCTAATTTTTAAACCACGACCTGAGTCATCGTTTAACGCTCTAATTTGCATTCCGTTGTTTGTCTTAGCAACTTCAGGAGCACGCTTCGTATCCATTTTAATATTCTTCAACTCACGCATAGTATCATCTGCTGCTGCAGATTTACCTTGCTCATAAAAAAACTTAGCAAACTTTTCAGGATGCATTGCCATTGCTAGTGACTTATGATACCCTGCTGCATCTACCATAATACCATCATCATCTAAGAACTTATCTATAAAGTTCTGCGGATTCAGTTGAGATTTTTTCAATTCAGCAGCATCACCGGGCGAAAATAAAACTTTGTTGTCATCTAACGTAAACTCAAAACCTTTGAACTCACTAAACACATCGTCTGTTTTCTTCTGAAAGATTTCGCTCTTACGTTCGTAACCTTCCTGAGATGTCTTTGCATTAGCTATATACTGACGATAACCTTCAATCTCTTCTTCGCTATATTCAGAACTAGATTCCCTACTCGACTCAAGAGGTACTCTGTATTGTTCTTGTTGTTGCTCAAAGTAATCTTTGGCTTTCGCAATAGTCTTTTTCTTTGCTAGCTTTATTTTCTTAATGGACTTCTCGTCATCAAGGTCCTCGTCATAATCATAGTCCTCCATCAAGTCATCTATATCCTCTGCATCTAAACCTTTTTCAGTTGCAACAAGATATTCCCTTAGCAAATTATCAGGCTCCATTTCATCATAGTTCTTCTGCAGCTTTGCAAAGTCACTGAATCCACGACCTGTTTCTTTTTTGTACTTAAGATACTTTGATACATCTTCAGGTAGAGGCTCTTCCTCTCTCTGTTGATTTAACTCATCGAAAGATTTAATCTCTCTTCCGTATCTTTCTCCAATATATTTAAGAACTTCTTCTTCTTTTAATTCGTTATTCTCAGTAGCAGTTTCTACTACAGGAGCTTCAGCTTTTGATTCTACCTCCACCTTTGGGGTCTCTGTTGATTCAACTTTACTGTCTACAAATTGCTCTTCGTGCTTGTTAAGCAATTCCTGTTCTACCTGCTGAGTTGATTTCTCCTCAACATCTGTTACTTCTCTTACTTTAATTTCCATTAGATTTTAATTTATTACAAAGTTAAACAAAATTTATTTATCATTTAGACGCCTATCTTGGATTGAACTCTGCTAGGTCAAATCCATCTAAACTATCTTCGTTAGATTCAAAATTCATTGGAGGTAGATTATTCTTTCTCTGATTAATCATCTTTGACTGCTGTGAATTAGCTTGACTTATTCGAGCAGCTTTCGCATCCTCTCTCTGAGTTTCTCTATTTAAGAGTCCTTCATTGTTCATCTGAGCTAATCTCATATTTAATTCAAACTCCTTATCCATAAGAGTAGACTTAAGCTGTGCCTCGTTCTGCATCTTCTCTATCTCAAATGCTATATCAGCTTGTCTGTACTGAAGCTTAGCCTGAGTCTCCATCTGCAGTTTTTGTTGAGCCACCTGAGCAGCCATCTCCTGAGACTTAAGCTGTTGCTGAGCCTGCATAGCCTGCTGCTGCATAGCCATCTTCTCTTCTCTCTCCTGCTTGGATTTTCTTT